ATGTATTTCTGTAGTATCCCTCAAGACATGGACATAATCAAGAAAGTCAATTCGCAGATGCACTTGAAGAATCCTTCTAAGACAGTCATCAATCTTATTGACCACTCTCGTTTGGTTCTAGGCAGAGAGGATACAGAACTACAGAAACTAAACACAGTTTCTAAATCATGTATGTGGATGCAAGCCAAGATGTCATCCATCACTATTCTACTATCACAACTGAATCGCAACATCGAGCAGGAGTATCGTGCCAAGCAGCAATATCAACCATTGCTAACCGACCTCTTCGGAGGTGACTCTATTGGTCAGGATTCTCATGTTGTTATGATGTTACAGAGACCGTATGATTTGTACGGAATCACTGATTCATACTGTGGACAAGACCCTATTGGGTTACTTGCTTGTCACGTGGAGAAGAATCGTGATGGACTGCTTGGTATGATCCCGTTTCAAACAGATTTATCAACCTTTACAATTAATGAGCGAACAAAAGATTAAGCTTCCTACGCAGAAAATTAAAGCTGCTAGGAAGTCTCCTAAGAACTTCGTTCTGTATGGTCAACCAAAGGTCGGCAAGACGACAGCGTTATCTCAATTGGATAACTGTCTGATTATCGACCTGGAGGATGGTACAGATATGCTCGACGCCCTGAAGATCAAGGCGAAGAACTTGAAGCATCTTAGTGAGATAGGGAGAGAGATACTCTCTCAAGACAAACCATACAAGTACATTGCTATTGACACTGTTACGCAGCTTGAAGTCTGGTGCGAACCAGAAGCCAAGAAGCTGTATCAGAACACACCAATGGGCAAGAACTTTGACAGTGACAACAAGGGACTGTCTGTTCTTACACTTCCTAACGGTGCAGGCTATATGTATCTGCGTATGGCATTCAAGAAGTGGATTGAGAGACTTAATACTCTCGCAGACCACGTCATCTTAGTCGGTCACCTCAAGGAGGCAAAGATTGAGAAGAAAGGCAAGGAGGTAGCCTACAAAGACCTCGACTTGACAGGCAAGATTCGTAACATAACCTGTGCTAATGCTGATGCTATCGGCTATGTGTTCCGTGAGGACGATACTACCATGATTAGTTTTGACTCGCTCGGTGACATACAAGCAGGTTCTCGTTGCGATCACCTTAAAGGGCAGACGTTCCCCCTTGAATGGGACAAAATCTTTATTGACTAATTCAACCATCATGATTGAAGCAAACCAACAAACGGAGCCAACCGTAGAAAAGCAAGAAGTTTCTCAAGGAGAGAAGCCAGTGATCAAAGTGTCACAGATTATTATGGACTTGGACAGTGGTCTTGGTCGCCCACAGATCAAAGAGAAGTACAGCCTGACTGCAGCAGAGGTAAAGGTTCTCTTTCAATTTCCAGCTTTGAAGAATCGTCGTCCAAAGCGTGCAGTTACTAAGATCAACTTTACTCTTGTTGATGATGTAACTCCGCAAGAGGATGACAATCAGATGCGTGTAGACGTAGAGGCTGAAAAGTCTGAGGATAATGGTTATGACGCATTTGAGATCGTAGAGTAATGGCAATCAATTCAAACAACTCCAATGAGGAGGTAGCAGGTGGTAGCGGTATACCCCTGTACGTAGGTATTGCACCTATGAAAGTTGTAGCAGTTAACCCTACCATGGCAGAGCTGCATGACATTGATGTTCCAGTAAAGATGGAGCCTCAGTACGTTGACGTATCTATCGGGGGTGATACGTACAACAAGTTGACATTCTGGCTTCAATGTATTGAGCCTAAGTTTACTACTCGCTTTGATGTTCTGGTAAAGCCAGAGCCACGCATCGCAAAGAGCGGGAAGAAACAGTGGTGCAATTCAATAGGTCAGTTCGCATTTGCAGATAACAAGGCATCAGAGCAGTATGACTGGTTCAAGGATACTGGTGTGAGACAGGCCTATGTCGGTGAGGAGACGCTCATGGACTTCATCAAGTGCTATGCTAACGTAGCCAATGGTGATGAGTGTGCTTTCGAGACCATCGACAAGATCATGCAAGGCGATGTGAAGGAGATTAAGCAGTTGGTTAATGCGCTGTCTGATAACAGAGTAAGAGTATTGCTCGGTGTCAAAGACGGTAAGTATCAGCAGGTATACACCAAGCACTTTGGTAGGCTGAAGCCTTTCCGTAAGGATCTGTTTGTCAAGTCGTTGAACGATGACTATGGTGCGTTCAATGCAGAGTACAATTCTACTCTTGAGCTTGAGAAGTATTCACCTAGTCTCATTGCCCCTGACCCAGCGGTCAAGGAAGATGAGACGTTAGACGCTGAGTGGTAACACACTTAGCATGGTGATAAAGTGGGAGGGGGCTATGGCAAGATGGTCCCCTCCTTACTTTTACATGTCATGATTAAGCACAGGAATAGTAATGATCATTTACATAGCGACGTAATACTAAGTAAGATCTCAGATTATGATATATTCAGACACTACTGCTCTAATTTCAAGGAGCTAGGTGTCAAGTTCTGCAGTGACTTGCGCGAGGATAACAAGCCTGGTGTGAGTATTGTAGAATGGAAAGGCAGTCTACTTTACAAGGACTTTGCTTACGAAGAACATACCTTCAATTGCTTTGGGTATGTAATGACTAAGTATGGCCTTGACTTTGTAGGTGCTTTGCAGCTTATATCACAAGATTTTGGTTTAGGATTGACATCAACAGATGTAATTCCAGGAGCAAAAACATACAGCTATACTAAGACAACTAGAGAACGTTCGACTATACGAATAAAGTCTAGACGTTGGAGTAAAGCTGATGCAGATTACTGGAGTATGTTCTGTATTCCCAAGAGTTTGTTGATTAGATTTGATGTCCAACCTATTGAATACTTCTGGATTAATGATACAAGGTTTCATGCGCATAGTGTTTCTTACGCTTTTTGCTTTAATAACTTTCAGTATAAGATTTACTGCCCGCTTGAAGAAGATCATAAATGGTATTCTAATGTGGGTAGGGAGACGATTCAAGGCGCTGCGCAGTTGGCTCAGTCAGGTGAAGTTGTATTTCTCACAAGTTCCCTCAAGGATGTCATGTGCCTTCGAGTGCTTGACTATGCCGCCATTGCGTTACAGTCAGAGATGTTATTGCCGAGTGAAGAAACGATCCAGAACCTCAAAGCGCGCTTCGAAGAAGTAATTGTTCTCTACGACAATGACTTTGACAAGGAGATAAACACTGGTCAACAGATGGCGGAAAAGATATGTCGTACTTATGGTTTGACTAATCTAATCATTCCTTCGTATTATCGCAGCAAGGATATCTCAGATCTAATTAGAGATCATGGATTAGCCCAAGCAACTGATGTCATCAAGAGGAAGGAGAACAGGGACACGCAGTACAAGGAGCAGAGTTCGCAATGCAAAAGCCAAGGAAGTGGACGGGATAAAGTTCCGTTCTATGCTGGAGGCACATTGCTATAGACAACTTAGAGATGCAGGCATTAAGTCTGACTATGAGAAACATAAGTTTGTTCTGTTCGAAGGTATGCACTACCCTAGTGAGAGATATGAGGACAATGGTAAGACTGGGTACAAGGATAAGAAGACTTACAAGGTTCGTGATATTACTTACACCCCTGACTTTGTTGACCCACAAGGTCGATGGATAATAGAGTGTAAGGGCTATGCTAACGAACGATTTCCCTTGAAGTGGAAGATGTTTATGAAACTACTAATGGAACGGGATGATCCACCTGTTCTGTTTGTACCAAGAAACCAGAAGCAGGTATTGCAGACGGTGGAAATGATCTTAGAACTAACGGCCCCTACAAAATAGGGGTCGTTTTTATTTACACTAATGGAAGTTTTAAAGTTACACAAACAAGATCCAGGTATGAGACCTGGTGACTTGATCTCAGTTAGTTATGGTGGTGCAGGTATATCATATGTATCAGTCTGTATAGACATACATAAGTCTACTGAAACAGGGAATCTAATTCTCAATCACTATGTATTTAACTGGGGGAGAAGAGAGTTGCCCAAAGACTTAACTGTTCAATGGTTACGCAGATGCGGTGATAGGATATACGGAGAGCATGTCCCTAATCGTGTATGCTATGCATCAGATAGAATGCTGACCAGCGAAAACAAAACAATATATAATGCAATCAAACAAGTACTAGAAAATGAGTATAAAAACTATTGGGCAACAGACCCAGTCTAACACTAAGGGGTTAGAGAAGATTATCAATAAAGGTGCAGAGCGCCTAGTTATTGATGTGCTTCAGTCTACTCAATACTCTACACCTATCCCTTCTACCATCCGCGAGCTGGTGACAAACGCCTGCGATTCACAACGTGAGAAGGAGATTGCTGTAGAGATATTGACAGGAAAGGCACAGGTGTCAGACTACTTCATTACTCGAAAGGGTGATGAGTATGAAGACTCCAACTTTGATCCAAGCTATTATGACCTAAAGCATTTGGATCTAGAAAATAACAAAGTGAGAGTTAACTATTTAGAGAATGATGAAGGCACTGGATATTGTGATACGGTAGAGATTATTGACTATGGCGTAGGTATTGGAGAGCGTAGACTGGAAGGTATGTTGGAACTAGGTTACTCTACAAAGCGTAACACAGCTGAGAACTTCGGTGCCTTCGGTTTGGGTAGCAAGATTGCATTGTCTACTGGTGTGTCTCATTATACTATTGAGACTGCACACAACGGTAAGCTATTCAAGATGAACTGCCACCCCTACAAGACTGATTTTCTGATCAGTAAGTGGGATGCAGACGGTGACATTACGCTGAGCAATGGAGAGAAAGCTTACTATAAGAACGTAACGGATAAGAACTATACTAAGATTTCATTTGGATCTAAGAAGCATAACCGTAGAGCGTTTGATAATGCAGTAAGAGAGCAACTATCCTATATCAATAATGTAGATTACTTCACTCAGTACTCTAGCGGAACTATGGTACCCAACTACTTCAACAAGGAGATCTTGATCAACACTCCTAGTTGTATTGTATCGGAGGGTAGCTCATGGTACGTTAAACCTCACATCGTCATTGTGAAAAACCCAGGTGATACTATCGGTATCAACTACGGAACCATTGACTTTCGTGAGCTTGAGATGGAGGATCTTCACGGTAATATAGGTATCAAGTGTCCCATGCGTCAGTCCTACATCGACGACAACGGGGTAGAAATTGTGCTGCAGGACGGTGTTGACGTTACTCCATCACGTGAGAAGGTGATATGGAATGACAATACCAAACGGTATGTGCAAGGGATGCTTGAACAAGCGGCAAAGGAAGCATCAGAAATAATTCAAGAGGCACTGAAAGAAGATGACTTTGTAAAATGGATTAAGCTATGCACTAACATTTTGTACAAGAATACCAGCTCAGACGGACTAAGTAATGATCTAGTCGGGATGAGCCAGATTGCTAAGATGGTGGATACATCTAAGATTCGACCCATGTTTAAAGACTCTGGGATTCGCTTTGCGGGTCCTAAGAAGATGATGACTGGTTATCGTGTCAGATATATCAAACGAGTTGGTAATACGATTCAACGTACAGAACTAGATGATTGGACTTCTGCTGATCTCTCTAGGGTGTATGTAGCAGATGAAGGAGGTGCATCCAAGACTAAAGATTTGTATCTGACTATGGGCGATGCTAATACTTTTGTCCTCATCTCACCTTTAGGTACTGACTATCTCGCTGACGAGATCTGGAAAGAGACTCGTCCAGAGATAGTGGTTAAGCTAAAGGCAGAGAAGGCGAAGTATGAGTCACGCAAGCAGACCATATCTGAACTCTTGGAAACGCAGTCTGCATCTGTACATGACTACTCTAGCGTAGAGATATCAGAGGATGTCCTTAAAACTCTCAACAGTATAGAAGAACGGGAAGAAACACGAACCTTAACCCCCGCTGAGCAGCGCAAGCTGCAGCAAAAGACCGTGATGTATTCCTTGAGGAAGAAGATGAGAGATGACGTATGGGTGTGGGATAAGGTAGAGCCAAAGATAGAAACAGTCTTGAACTCTACTATCCCCACATTCTACGGATCTACTGAGGATGCAGTCAAGATTAAGTA